TCAGCAAGCATGGTTTCGTTTGTCTGCTTGTCGTTTACTTCCGACTTGTCATCAGACGTAAACCAGTTGTAAACCGTCGATGCGATGCTTTCACCCGCCGAATCGCCGAGCATGCCGCCAATGCCTGCACCGATAGCAGTGCCGATACCTGGTAAGATGGCCGTTCCGATAGCAGCGCCTGCCGCTGCGCCGCCTAGACCACCGAGTAAACCGCCGCCACTTTCCGCAGCGGCGGCTTTGTCGCCGTTCCAGAGATTGGTTGCCACGCTAACAGCATCTAGGCCCACCGTTAGCGGCCTGAGGAAAGCAGCGACCTTGGCAAACTTCTCGACGTGAAGCCCCTCAAGAGTATCGCCCACTGTGCCGGTGATCGCCGCCGCCTCGTTTAACCCGTCAGCTGCAAACGCTGGCAATGCCGCACCGCCTGCCAAAAGCCCCGCGCCCGTTTTTAAAAGCGTGCCTTTACTTGGCCGACGCATGCCGCTCGGCATCGCGCCTGCTGTAAAGTCAATCGCGTTATCAAAAAGAGTCGTACCCAGACCAAGCAGACCACGGCGACGCCCTCTTGTGCGCCTTGGGGTTCGCCCTGCGCGGCGGCTTGCCCGACTGCGCTCTGGGTAGCCAGCCTCGCTCACTTTCGCACCACGCGTCGCTCTGGCTTGTCTTTCCATTGCTGCTGCATGACGATTAGCCGCCGCTGTAGCCCTCTCAGTTGCTGATTGCTGACTCTTTAGCGCCAAGGTTTCTTTTGCGATACCCGCTAAATTGCTTGCGAATTTAACGCCTTGATAGACCTTGTACGCAGCAACACCCGCAACCACCGCCGCGCCAAACCCGAGCATCACATCAGCAGCAATCCCCGCCTCAGCAATCCAATCGGTCACTGCAATGGTGAGACTAACTACAGGATCAAGTATCGCGTTAAAAGCTGGCATCAACTTGTCACCGACCACCGTCGCCAAGTTGCCAAAAGCATCCAGCGCACGCTCTGCGCCAGAAAGATTAGTACTCGCTATATCGCTGTACTCTTTCTTTACCGACTCGTCGCTGGCCGTATTTGCTTCTGTTGTAATTTTCGTCAGTCGTTCTGTGTCTTTTAGCAGCTTCTGCACATGAGGGTTCGCCTCTTCGCCGAAAAGCTGCTTGATTGCTGCCGATTGTTGCTCTTTGTCCAGTTCTTTGATGCCCTGCAAGATGCTTTGCAATGTTCCCATTGCGTTGTCTTGCATGCCAAGGGCGACGGATTCCGCATCCGTTCCCAGCATTTCAAAGATCTCTTTCTGAGAGCCAGTCGCGGCAAAGCCCGCCGTTAACGCACCGGAAATGTTTTTCGTTGCTGTCGCGGCCTCTTCTTCGCTCGCTCCTTTTGACAGAAGCGAACCCGCCAGCCCGAGCGCCTGCGCCTCTGTAAAGCCTGAGTTCGTCATGAGTGCGCCAGTGCGACTCATCACGCCTAGCAAATCTTTACCACTGACGCCGCCGTTTTGGTTGGCGACATCATTGATCATATTCGCCATGCGCATGAATTGCGCTTGGCCCTCTTCCCCTTGCTTGTAGCCTAGCGAATTTCGCAGCGCCATCCCTTTGCTGGCCGCTTCATCGGATGTCATATCCCAAGCGGTCGCTGTCATGATCGTGTCGCGGGTATAAGCGACTAAATCCTCTTTAGCGATCCCCCCATTCGCCCCGCCTGCCGCGATTTTCATCACGTCAGTATCATTCACGCCCGCCATTTCTACAGCGAGCTTGTTTAACTCTCGGCGCATGCCTTGGGCTTCAGCACTGCGATAGCCCTGATCGCCAAAGTCGAGCGTTTTCGCCACGTCTACAAATGACGCTTCATTGTGCATCGACTCTCGGCCAGCTAACACGCCCGCCGTAGTGATGCCAATGGCTGCGCCCTGAACGGGCCCGCTCAATGCAGAAAGCGCTTCTTGCTTGCGCTTTTGTAAAGCGTTTGAGCGCTCAAGTAAGCGGTTTTCACGCTCCAAAAGCTGAGCTGCTTTTTCCGCTCTGCGGTTCGCGATGTCTTTCGCTTTTGCCAGGTCGTGAGTGCTAATGCCTGCTTGCTTAAGCTTCTGGTTTAAGCTGTCTAGCTGGCGAGTTTGATTGGCTTCTTTGACGTTTAAATTCGACAGCGAGCGCGTTAGCCGTTCGACTTCTTTCTGCTCTTTGGTCGTTAACTCGTAGTGACTGCTTTTCTTTTTATTGAGCTTATCAACGATAGACTGTGATCGTATGAGCCTATTGTTTTCTGTCGCCGTTAAATCAATACCTTGCGACTTTTTCTCATTCAGCGTGCGCACAATATTTTCATTGGTGCGCAACGAAACGGATTCGGAATCCGTCAGCCTTACATGCTCAAGCTGCTTTGCTTGCAACTGTTTAAGTGCGGCTTGATTGTGCTCAATCTGCCCCTGGGTAATTTTCAAAGCAGACGTTAGATTTTCGTACTGTCTTACGTCACTGGTTACGCGCTTCGCTTCACGCAGCCCGCTAGCCGCTTGCTTTGTTGTATCGAGCAAGCCGAGCTGCGCTTTTTGTACATTTTCAATACCAGCGACCGCCTGCGCCGTGTCTGCTGTGATACCGAGTTGAATTTTCTTATCCACGTTTCACACCTATCTGGGCTAAAGCTAAGTCATAGCGGCGCAAAGCAGTTTCGATTGTCCATTCAAGCGCATCACTAGCGGAGTATCCCGCCAGCGGTATCACGTCCATTATGGTCTCGATGCTTTCTTCTGAAAGTAGGCCGCTGGTTTGGTTAAAAAAGTGCTCACCGCATTAACCAACGTGCGGTAATCAGGCAGAGGCAAGGCCAAAACAGCATCGCTATCTAAATCGGTCAGTTGCGACGCAATGAAAGCCGCGCGGTCTATATCGTTTTCAATCTTACTGGCAAGGCGGGAAACGCGAACCGTTGGATAGCTGATTGTCAGTGCGAGGTCGTTACTAAAATGCAGAATCACTTCTCTTGATGTATCGTCGCGCTCTTCTTCCGCGAGTTCGTAACTTGTTTTGCTGTAAAATTTATACGCTTCTTCCCACAGCGTGATGCTATCCATCGTTGTCAGTTGTTCTAGCTGCTCTTTGGCTAGCCCTGTGGAAAGCATCACTAATGCGTCTTTCTCTGCCGTTGTAAATGTCGCGCCTTTTGGCTCAATCTCTCGGCTATTCTCACGACTGAGCGGGCGCACAATCACTTCACTTAACTCGCCAACAGGCTGCAAAAGCGTGTGCTTAAATTCTAAGTAAGTCTTTTCTTGCATTTTTATCACCCAAAGAAAAGGGCAGCTCATGCTGCCCTGTTTATTTCAAACGCGATTACAGGTTGTATTGCTTGCCGCCAATGGTGTACAAGCCGTTGTCAATATCTACATCCGTGATCGGCACGCCAGCGTCTACCCAGCGGTGCTTGCTGATTTGGCCCTTGAGCGTTAGCGTTTGCTGCTCTCGCATCTTAGATGCGTCATATTCAAAGCTCACTTCACCCGTCATTGTGTGCTCGCTTTCAAAACGACTGCCTTTGTTGTTGCCGTTTTCTGTATAGATAATGACCGTCTCATCACCTTGCGCCAGTGCCCCGTTTACAATCGCGGCCATTTCGCCCTTGATGGTGACTTGCCACTCGGACGCTTCAAAACCGACGTGCACCTTCTGCGCCATAAAAGAGCCAGGAACATCTACATAAACTTTTTCATACTTCGGCGGCGTAAAGTCGCCGATGTTATTAGTGATCTTAATGCCGCCAGGTAGCGTCAATTTTCGACCGTGAATTACTCGTGATGCCATGTTTCACCTTAGCTAAATGCTTTCACTGCTGACTCGACATACACTTTCAGAATGTCGTCGCTCTGATTCAACTCAATGATTGAGTGTTCGTTGGGTCGGTATGCGCCCCAGTCAATCACAAGTACCCATTCACCATTCTTATAGCGCTGCAAGTTATTGCGCGTCTGGTGCAAATAACAGCGTGCGCCAATGATTTCATCATCAGCGGCAAGGCTTGAAAGCCAGTTGCTTAGTTGCGCGATTCGCTGCTTAAAGAAGTCAAAGTCAAGATTGTATTTCATCGTTGCTCGATGCGATTTCACAAGTTCGCGGCACAGCTGATTTTCAATGCCGATGATGTTGCCGAAAGAGCCATCAGCCGTGCGCGTACCAAGAAACATTAAACCGCCATTTGGGTCACGAATGGTCGCTGATACCCCTTTTTTGTTGAGATCAACCGCTTCGCTGTTTTTATCATTGACACGATACCCAAGGTAGCGGGCGATATAATCGAGCCGTGTGCTGGCTCCGTTCGGCGTTTGTGACGGTTTAACACTACAGCGTGCGGCCATGCCGATGACCGACGGCGCAATGGTGTGCGCCCAGCGTTCACCAGAGACGTCAACGCACCAAACACGTTTGTGTGCCTCACCCAGCAGCGCGGCGTAAGTTTTCGCATCTTGAGTGCTGGTATCCGGCGCATCTGTCCAGCCTTCGCAATAGCTCTGCTCGGCAATCGCCGCCAACGCATTCGCGATTTCGATACCGTGGAAGCCAGGGACGGCGATGTTAGTCGGCGTCTCGGCACACGCTGCAAACGCTGCAATGCCAGTTAATCGTCCAGACGCTGACACGCCGCCAATGATGTTGGTCATTGTTTCGGCGGGCGTGGCTCCCTCTGGTGCGATAATCACATAACAAGGCACTCTCGCTGTTTCAATAAAGTACTTCACGTTGTGATATAGCGTGCCTTGCGGATCATCTGTTGTGTCGATTAACTTTAAGTCTTCGAGTGTGTAAATCTTCACAGGCTCGTAGTAATCGACTGTCGGCGATTTGTTAGGCGCAGTGCCCGCCATGCCGCCGAGTTGATTATCCACGCCCCCCATTGGGCCAAGGGGTTCACTCGTTTCAAGTGACATCCCGTTGTGATTCATGGTTGTGGTTGTCGCCATTACTTAGTCTCTTTCAGTTTAAGATTGCCGTGCAGGATGTGGTACTCAGCTTGAGATGGCTTAAGCTCGATTTCAGCGCCTTTGTCGCGCCAGCGGCCTAAGATCATTTTCTCTCTGAGCATCACGTATTTACGCGGGGCATTTTTGTTTTCTGCTTGCGCGGTTACTGCGTCAGTTTTAGACGCGGGGCTGGTAGCCATAGGCATACGCTCCTAACAAAAAACCCCGCAATGAGCGGGGCATGGATGAAATTTAGGTACAAAAAAACCGCTTACGCGGGTTATGAGTTGGCGGGAAGTGGATATCGCTGTTTAATCTCTTCGACCTTAGCGAGCCACTTGTCTTTGTAGCTTTCTGCGTCTTGATTGCCGCTTTCAAGCTCGAACTGCCACTCAATATAGAGCGGGTCAGATTCGCGCTTATACGCTTGTTGCCGCAGCGCTACGTTCTGTTTTGCTTCGAACTGCTGCTGTGCAAGAACCGACTCGATTTGCTCTGTGTTCATGCCAATGTTAAGCATGAACTCGCGGTTCGTGTCCGTGTACGTTTTGCCCTCAAAGATGTAGCTAAACATTTCGCCTCCGGAATGGCTCGTTGAATAACGCTAGTTTTAGATTGTGTGAGTTGGCATGTGACGCATGACCAAGCCACGATTGAATATTTTGATTGATTTCAGGAATTCCGATTTCACCGCCTGCATACCGTTTTCTGAGCTTCTTTAGCTTGCTCTTTATGCGCTTGACGCTGCATTTTCTGAGCAGTCTGTGACTTGAATAAATTCTATAACCGAGAAAATCCAAGGCTCTGCCGTTTTGTTTTGCAATCGGGAAAACCTGCGTCTTGCTGTTGGTTTTAAGCCTGAGCATTGACCAAAGGAACGCTTCAATTTCTCGACGACACTTGTGAAGCTGCGCTTTGTCATCATGAATGATAGTGAAGTCATCCATATACCTAACGTAATGTTTGGCTTTCAGTGTGTGCTTGGCGAACCTATCTAACTCATGCAGATAAACATTGGCAAAAATCTGACTAGTTAAGTTGCCGATCGGAATTCCCACGCCCAACGCATCGCACGGGCTGTTATCTATAATGTAATAAAGCAGCGCAAGCGTTCGGTTGCAGCGTATTTTTGCTGCCAGTAGCGACTTCAAAATATGATGATCGATACTTGAAAAATAGCGGCTAATGTCTGCTTTCAGGGCATACGCTTTACCGCTTTTGTTTTCCACTTTCCTGATAAACGCTTGAGTTCTATCTGCGCCCCTGTGTGTTCCTTTGTTGCGCCTGCATGCGTAAGAGTCATAAATGTACGTCTTGTCAAAAAGCGGCTCTATAACGTTATATATCGCCCTGTGAACCACTCTATCTCTAAAGTGAGGTGCAGATATTAAGCGGCGCTTTGGCTCAAACACATAGAAGTGATGATAGGGCGACATGCGATACATGCCCCACATCAGTTCATTTTGTATCTGAATAATGTTTTCTTCTAAGTTGTTGAAGAAAACGAGTGTCGCGGACGCTTTTGTTTTTCCTTTTCTGCATGAGTAGGCCGCTGACAGTAAGTTTTCAAAATCAAATATTGCTTCGAATGTACACGCGATTGACGCATCAATCGGTGTTATGCGTGTTTCGGCCATTGCCGAGGTGAAAGCATCCTTTTCAAGATCGCACTGACAGCACCCCGTGGGGTGGTTGCTTCTGGCGTTATCAAGAGCGGGGCGAAAGCCGATGTTGCTGTTCGAATTCGACCGCGCATTGTTCAGATTGAGCGCGCCCAAGCCAGCGTTCGAGCCATTGTTCCAGTTGCCCCCGCGAAGCGGGAATCGGTTCCGCGTATTCATAATGCTGCCACCTGTTTTTTAGTGTTTGCATTAACGGAACGTATCCAGCCGCCGATCATCTTTCCGAGTTCAACAAGTTGCTCAACCCATAGTTGATATTTTTTAATATCCAGATAATGAAGATCTTTCGCAAGTCTCACGCGGCGCTTGAGTATTGCGAGTTCAATATCAAGATCGGTGAGTGTCGTTTTCTTGTGATAGCGCTTAAACGCCGTAATGATTAATCGCTGAAGCTGTAGCATTGAAAGTCTAATTTCCGCGCCAAGAACATGCCGTTCGTGTTTTGGGAATTGCTTTAACGCTTGATAGCCGTACATCATCATTTCTCGGCATTTTTCTTCAATGATTAGCGTTGTCAACGTTCCTCCTGTCGAAAATGAAAAAGCGCACTATCGTGCGCCGTTCAAAGATTCAGCGATCAATTACACAAAGAAAGCGGGGCGAAAGCCGACGTTGCCGTACGAATTCGACCGCGCATTGTGCAGATCGAGCGCGCCCAAGCCAGCGCTCGAGCCATAGTGCCAGCTGCCCCCGCGAAGCGGGAATCGGTTGCCATAGTTGCGCGCCCAGATGCCGCCCGTCACTGAGTTGGTCACTTCGGATTCAATCAATAATCGGCGCAACAGTTCGATTTTCTGATATGTTGCAGACTGCGTGATGCCAGCCCAGTTTGAGTTGCTCATGCTTGGATAATCGTAGCCGTCATCATCAAGCGGGCCGTTTCGTTTTGTCACCGAGTTGCTGAGGATTGGTGAGCCAACGCCGCCCGTGCCTTCCATGCTGTCGCTTGGCGAGTCGAAATAAGCGCCGTGTTTGTGCCAGTTCGCCTCAGCGATAGACGGGTCATTGTCAAGCGTTGTAATGATTTGCCCGTTCTTGAGCATCATTTGATCGAGCCATTCCCACACATTGCCGACCAAATCTTGCACCCCAAACGCGGTGTGGTCGTGCGCCCAAGTGTCCGGCCCCTTGCCCGTGTCTGTTCTGGCAGTTCCGCTGGTGTCACCTGGTGTGCCGTTATCTGAGCGGCGAGCGGTTTCTAACTTGTTTTCGTGGCTGCGGCCATAGTTCGTATTGCCGCGCGGCACTGTGCCATTTGCCAGCGCCCAGATTGCGATTGCCGCCCACTCATGGATCGACATCATATGCCAGCCTGCACCCTTAGCGGCGCACATGGCTTTTGCTTGGTCGTAGTTCACCGACGTGCGCGGCTGTGCGCCACCGACAACAGAACAGCCGCCGTTTTTGCCCGCAGAGGCTAAATACTTGGCAATTAAAACTTCACTGCGCGGCACGCCATTGGTCATAAACATGGTTGGTATACCTTCGCCAAGCTGCAAATCAATGCCGTATTTGGCAAGAATGGCCGCGTTCGCGTCTTCGTAATTGAAGCGCTGAACGCGTACCATGACGTTCGGATTGCCCTGCGCATCAACAAGAAGCGTATTTTTACCGCCGGACGCGTCCTCGATGGCTTTTTTGTGTCCTTCGATAGAGTACTGCGTCAGCTCCGTGACTTTGCTGTTAAAGCTGGCTTCTGCTTTTGCTATCGCAGATGTTGATGCATTTTCAACTTTCTGCACCGCTTCAAGATGATATCCCGCGATTTGCTGTGATGCTGCCGTTTGCTGCTGCGAGGCTTTTTTGACTTCGGCAAGTTCCGCCATAATTTCAGACATTGAGAGTCTCCAGTTTCGCTACTTTTTCACTAAGTTTCATGTAAGAGAAAAGCTGCTGGGTTTGCGTGGATTGAGAGCGAACAAACGCGACTGCATCGCTCATCATTTCGGTATCTATAAGGATGTTGAGATTTTCCGTGCCGACGATAACTTGCACCGAGTCGGTCGGCAGTACCGACAAGTCAAGCGTGAACGGTACAATGACGTGACCATCCTTTGCTTTGTAGTTGAGCGTTTCGCCTGGTTCGGAGATCACGCCGAACAGCGTGCCCGTCGATAGCCAAATCGCCAGCTCTTTGATTGCGTACTCATCTGGCCCTGAAAACTTCGCAAGACATTGCAAGGAGTTCAGCCCTGTATCAACATACTGCGAAATCTCCACCCGCTGGCGCTCGTTTCTGAGCGCGTTTTGCGTATGGCTTGGCGTGTAATCTCGGTCGCCTGCTGATATCCATTTGATATCCGCTTTCAACCCGCGTTCTTTGGCGCTAATACACTCCGCCAAACCTTGCTTTGTGATTGTTAAAGTTAAACTCATGCTGTTCTCGCTGTCGCGTAAATGTACTTAGCTGACACAAAGCCACCCATTACCGCCGTGTAAGAGACGGTAAGTGCAAGCTCAGTGGTCGGCAGTTCTGCTTTGCAAACTTTGTGGCTCACGGCAATGCCTGTGTGAGTGCCACCGCAAGCACTAACACCTGCGTTTAAATCCAACGCCCAAAGCTGAGCGCTGGCATCCGTAGGAGTTACACTGGTTGGATGCGATATCGCGGCGTTAATCGTCATCGCTTGCGACATCGCAAAGGCCAGAGTGAGATCAACGGTATCGCGTTCAGATTTGACGTGATTGATCCGCGCGATTAAACGCTTGGCTTTTTCTTCCGTCACAGTTTGATGATGATCGCCCCACGCGAGCACATAAACGGTATAGGGCAAACCGCCATCTACTTTTGTCCAGTGCGTAATCTGCGATGAGTAGTCCACCGCCTTGAGCGCTAGGTTAATGCCCTCATTTGTGCCGCTGGTTTGATGTATCGAATACGACATATCCGTGATCAGTCGCTTAGCTTGCTCGCTGTCACTAAAAAACCAGTCATTAACCCCTCGCTCAGCGGCCATTAGATCAAGTAAAGCGGCGCGCGTTTTTAGCGGGTCATCTATCCAAGCGGAAGCATCCTCGCTTTTCATCACCCCCTTTATTGCTTCCTCAAAGCTGCGCTCAAAGGTTGTGCGGTTGTCCGGCAGTAGAGTTTCGTGATCAATTACTTCTGACATTCGCCGTTACTCCGGTGCAATACGGGGCTTGATGCCAGTCGCACGCAATATCGGCGGCGGGGCTGATAATATTCAAGCGCCGCGCGCTGTAATTGTGCGCAATCTGATCAATGCGTGAGCGTTGAATTTCACCGCCGAGCTTATGTTGCTTGCTCGCATAATCGGTAAGCGCCGCCGTTAAACCAGCGCGGTCAATCAGTTGCGTTGGCGCGTTGTCTTCCCACGCATCAATCACAATTGAATAGGTCAAAATCTCGGCAGACTTTACTGACAAATGATCCGACGCTTGACCGACGTCTGGCCGCGTACAATAAGCAAGCACCGCCTTTTGCAGCGCTGCGTCAGCAGTGCCGTTGCCAATAGGCGACAGCACCCGTAATTCAACCTCGCCCGAGTTCGGCACTAACATGCGCGCTTCTGCATCTTTGGGGCGTGTAATGCCGTCTGTCGGCAGAAATTCAAAGCGCTGGATCAGCACGTTTGCAGATTCCTGATAGACAGTAATGAGCGGTCGTGCGCCCAGCGTCATTGCATGGAACTTATACCCCGTACGAGTGCCCGTCGATGCGAGCCCATACGGCGCTAAGCTATAGCGCAGCAACAGGTTTTCGTCGCTTTCCATTACCGCTGGCTTGGGTGGAAAAACGCTGTTATCTGCTGGCTGAACTACTTGTCTTTTAATGCCGAGCCGACTAACAACGAGGTCAATCATCTTGGAATCGGTCGCCGTTAGCGCGAAGTTTTGCAAATACTTGTAATTGTCACCGCGCGTTTCAGCTTGTCGAAACAGCACCATCGCATCCAAAAGCAACGCGGCCGATTCGTTCGGGCTGCGTAAGCCGCGCGTTAACATTTGCGCCATTTCTGCACCAACTTCTTTGGTTGCATGCGGCAAAAAGAATTCAGTGATAAAACGTTCGCGCATCTGTTCAAACGGCTCAACTTGTAGAATGTCAGGAATCGCTATGCTCATAGCGTCACTACCTCGCGCTGTCCGTTGTATGTGTAGTCAATCCGCACCCGAAATCCCGTGCCGTGAATCGTCACCGTCACAATAGGATCAACAATGTCCGAAAGATCATTAGCGGGGTTGGCAATAATGCGGTGAATGCGGTTGATGGCTTTCATTCGGTTTCGCTCGTTCGCAAGGCCCATCAAGCAGCGAAACTCGCCGCCAACATTGCGGCGTTTTTCTCGGCTACCGATTTGCGTTGTAATGGCTTTTGCAAGCCGCTGGGCCGCTTGCGCTGCGCCAGACACGCTAAGCCCCGTATTTGGATCAATCCCGCGCATTAGCCCGCCCTCACCGTCTCGCTTCCCGACGCTATCGCGCTGCCGCAACTCACGTCATCGCCGACGCGCGCCAGCGGCTTGCCGTTTACAAATACCGTTGCGCTGCCGCCCGCCGTTAACGCGCCGTGGCAGTCATACGGTTTTTTGTTTTTGCAATGGCTATCCCAAGCATCACCCTGACGATGTGCGGGTTTGCCATCAATGAATACATTGCTGCTACCCGCCACATTTGGCCGTGGCGGGTAAGGGCCGTGTCCTGTGTCTGTATCACCTTTGCGCGCTGCTGCTTGTGACATAGTTTCTCAACGCCTCCTTTCCTGCGCTGTAATCCGGTTTAATCACCATTTGATAGGTTTGGCTTTCGGTTACAGGGTCGAACTCTTCTTGTGTCAGTTCGTCAAACGTGATGTAAGTCACCGACACTGTTAGCTCGTACACCACAGAGCCACTGGGCGGCACGAACTGCACCAGCGTTTTGTTTGGCGGCAGTTCGTCCCATTCCAAAACCGTAAACACCTCGCCCGTTTCAAAGTCTTTAGCGCGCATCACCACGGGGCGAAAAAAGCCCAAAAGATGCTCGGCAAACACCGATACCTCTGAGGAAGTCGCAGTAACGATGAGTTGCGAAGGGGGTTCGGGTGAAATCGTGTAGCTGTAAGATTCAACCCGTTGATCTGGGGCTGGGGTGTAAGTGACGATTCTAGAAACGTTCTTTGCCGTCTCGGACTCCTCAAACAGCAGAGAATCAGCGGGCACAAATGGCATAAATCACCTAATTCAGATCAATGCGGGAGGCTTGAATTTTGGTTTCAGAACCGGACGTGTAGCTGGCCGAGCTTGCTGCGGAAACGCTCAGCGTATCGCCTGCTTTAATGTTAAAAGACTTGCCCGACTCAAGACTCACTGCGCCGCTTGCTTTCAATGTGTAGTTTCCGTTTTTATCGGCTTCCACTTTGAACACATCGAGAATCGAATAAGTGGTTTTATTCGCGTCCATTTCTGACGGCAAGAACTCCGCGCAGTACGCGGCGGGCAGGGCCAAAGCGTGCGCCTCATCTTTGCCTCCGGACAAATTCAAAACAATCACTTGCTCGCCAATGCTTGGCGCGCGCCAGCGCATAAAATCGCCCGCTTCAAACGCAATCCAAAGTATCGGCGGCGACAGATAGTCGTCCTCAGCGCCAGGGGAATAATCAATCACCGCTTTCGTGCCGGTGATTTCTTTCACGCGGCCAAGGCGGATAAGATTTCGTTGATTTCGTTCCAGCTCGTCAACTCGGGCGATCAGTTCAAATAGACTCTTCGCTATATTCATAAACCGCTTTCCCTTCGCTATCGCCCTCGGTCGCTATGATGCCGCTAAGCAAGAACGTTTCGGCATGAAGGTTGCCGTACCGAATGGTTTGCTCAAACGTGATTGCATACCCTTGATCGTTGTCGTGCCATTTCAGCGGGTATCCTTGGATATCCACGGGCTCATCAACGCAATCGAACTCAGTTGCCAGCGAGCGCTCGCCCAGCAAAGCGCCATCAAAATACTGATTGGTCAATTGAGCACGCACAAAGCCGCCAATGTTTGCGGCGGTAACGCTCGGATTATCGAGGCTCTTTGGTGCTTTGATGAAAATCGTTGCGGCCAGCGTATCTTGCTGTCGTCCATCTGCTGCGTAACTCGTTTCAATCAGCTCTGGCAACGGCAAAATAATGAACGGCAGCGGCTTGTCTTGCGCTTCCGGCTCGTGCTCATAAAGCACCACGGCATTCTCGCCGACGGCGGCGCTCAGCAATGCGTGCAAGAGCTCAACATAGTCACCAAGATTATTGATGTAATTCATTGAGAAACGCCTCTTTGTAAACGTCTTGTATTTCTGTTTCTAGCTGAGCAATGATGCCCTCAGCATCATGGTGGAATTCTTCTCTTACAACGGCGACTTGAGGTGATTTTCTCTCGCGGAGCTGGCCTTTCGGTAGCGGCTTTTGTCTTGGCTTTGGTTGCGGCTTTCTATCTCTGGTGCGTTGCCAAATAAGCAAAGGGCTGTTTTTCATGGACTGAACAAACGCGCCCTTATAGAAAGCGTCGCCAGATAACACCCCTTTGGGCACTTGGCTATAGTCTCGGATGTAGGCCAAATTGAGCGGTAAAATACCGAACCAGACACTGGTCTTGTTGCCTTTAATCTTGGCCGATTTGATTCGCCGACGGCTTGAACTTGCACGAATGCGCAGCTCTTTACCCAGCCTTTTAACCGACTCCTTTGTGAGCCATTTTTGTGTCACTTTTAGTGCGGCTGATGCTTTTTCGGCGATGAACTTTTTGTCTAGCCAGCGTTCATCCTCAACGTCTAGATAAATATCAATCATCGTTGTGGTGTCCAGTTTGTTGCGGGCTTGTCGTTAAATGGCTGTAGTACGTGCAGATATGTAGACGTATTGAGCCGTTTACTGTTGATCACTTCAAAGCGCTCACCGCTGGGGCTAATGCACTCTGTGCCTTTGGCAAGCACGCTGGTTAATGTTTTTAGCTCATGCACGTCGCGGCGATAGCGATAACGGGCGGGGATAGTTTCCCCGCCAATTAGCCAAGGCTTGGCGAATGCATCGTTTACCAACGCATTCATTTCACTCATAGAATGCCCGGTAAATACAGTGCATTTGTCTGGTGCTCTTTGATGAACGCGCCGATTGGCTTATCGTTCGGTGCGGCTGGCTTGGTCAGTGAGAAAACCGACGTGTCTGGATCAAAGTAAGCGTATTCACCCGCATAAGTTGGCGTCTCGCCTTCTTTGAGCGGAAAATCGACAAACACGCCCTGAACTTCGCCCGTAAATGGTGCGCCCTCTGGCGCAGTCATGGCGGGAATGACGAGCACAACGCCAAGCTTGATCGGCTCGCCGTAAGTTACGCCGCCCGCCGGAGCGGTAAGGGTTAGATTTTCATTGGTTGCTAATAAACGCATTGTGATTACTCTCTTGTGTCGAAAACAAACGCACCACCGCTAGGTGGTGCAAACTGATTATCCCGCGACAGGCTCAGCCGCTGCCGTAATGACGTGCTTTTGTACCCCTTTGCGGTCAACTGGCTTGATTACCGAGTCGATGTAAATGCGAATAGTCGCACCGTCGGATTTCCACTCTTCTTTGGTTTCCACTTGCACGCCTTCTGCGTCTTCGTGATAACCCTCAACGAACGAAATATGATCGCTGTGCGCGAAAGCAAACGAGAAGTCTTCGCCTGCCAAATCCGCTAAACCTTTGGCTTCGGCAAACGCTTCAAACGCCTCGTTCGGCTCTTCTTTGATCATTTCCGCTTTCATCAACGAGTTGACCGTTTTGGCGCGGCGGTTCGATGTGAGATAGAGATCTGGTTTCAAGTAGAGCGGATTGCCTTCACTGGTTTTCGCGTCCGCCATTGAGCCCGACATATCCGCAAGGGTCGCGGCATTCAGCGGCCCTTCAAACTCGTTGCCGAGTGCTTTGCTAAATAACGGCTTGCCGTCTTTCAGTTTCGGGTTGTCTTTGAGCAAGGCGATCAGCGAGTCGGCGGGAACTTGCGCACAAGAGCGCACCGCTTTTTGCACTTGCTTGGTGATGAAATCAAACTTATCGCTCATGATGAGCTCGCGGCTCACTTGGATTTCAAAACCGTGCGTTGCAAGCACTGCTGTGTCACCCGTGGCTTTAAGTTTCACTTGCGTGAACTTGCCGCCTTCGGTTTTTACGCCAGGCTTGCCAAGGTCGTTCATGACCAAAATATCGTTGGTGCCGAACTGCATCGGTTGACGATTTACAATGCGCGTATGCCAGCTTTCAAGGTTCGCCACTTCATTGATAATCAGCGCGTTAACGTGCGTTTCAATGATCTCACCTAGGCTGTGCGTGTTATTAGTGAACGCATGCGCAACCAGCTTTTTACGATCCATTTGTGTGGCAGCGCTGTCGCCGACATAGACTGCGTGAGCGCGTAGCGCTTCGGTCGCTGACATATGACGATATGGGTTGTTTTCATCCCATTTGCACGCTTTCAGACGTGCGCCAAAGTAATTGGCTAAGTGACCTTTCGCAGCGCTGGCCGTTAAGCCAGTTTGAGTACTCTCCGCTGGGGCTGGCGTCGTCGGCGTTGATGGCTCATTGGTTTCTGGGTCTGTTGGTTTTTCTTCTAAAAATGCCAGTAACTTGGTTGCGGCCTGATCAGGTTCGCAATCAAGATCGTCAAGGCACTGTGCTTTTAGCTTCTTCGCTTTCGGGTGCTTGGCGAACAGCGCTGTGATGGCTTTTTTACGGGCTTGCTCTTTGGCTTTAAATTCTTCAGGTGTCATGGAATCAGTTCCTGCTTGCAGTTTCGGTTCGTCGGGTGTTTCTTGTGGTTCGGATTCACTTTCCAGCGAATCCTCTTCTGCTTGCCATTTGGCGACCAAAGGCTCTGGTGCATTCATGGCTTTGAGGTGTTTTAGTTTGGGCGCGTCGGAAAGCGACGCCTCTAAAGGATCGGCGGCATCTTCATGCAAGCCTGTACAAAATCCTTGCTCTACCGCTTCACGGGCACTTAGCCAGCAATCCGCGCTTTCAACCGTCGCGCGAATCTCTTCCTCTGATTTACCCGTTACTTTGGCAAAGACTTCCATCATCTGATCGTTGATGATTTCCGCTTCGTCGGCTCGGGCGCGCATTTCTGCTGCGCGACCGTATGCGATGCCGTGGCACTCGTGATACATGAGGCGGGCTGTCGGGCGAATCAATCGCACGTCACACGCCATCAAAATGGCGGTGCTGATGGATGCACAAACAGAATCGACAATTCCGGTAATTGTGCCCTTGTAATCTTTTAGCGCGGCATAAATGGCCCAGCCTTCATCCACTTCGCCGCCGTCGGTGTGAAAACGAATGGTTAAATCTTTGCCGCTGTGCGCAAAGAGCTCTTGCAGCATCACTTGAGCACTGATATCCCAGCGACCGATATCCCCATACAAAAAGAGCGTCACCTGCTCGGCTGACGCTCTTAGCTTGTACCAGTTCGGCTTACTCTTCTTCGTCATCGTCTTTTTCCGTTTTATTCACGTTCGCGTTAGCAACCAGAGAAAGCACATCGGTGAGCTCAAGCTTGTCGATTGTTTCTTTCTCTTGCCTGTACATTTCGAGAATGACATTCACATCCAGCCCGCGCTCAGCGAGCGCTTTAGTCAACGGTAACATGCCAATCTCTTTCAGAATCTTGATGCTGTTCGCCTCTTTGTATGGATCAATCCACGGCATAACAGGGCCGATAAATGACACATCGTAAAGCGTTGACCAGTCTAAATCTTTTGGCGGCTTAATCGTTCCGCTGAGCACAGCAGCATTGAGCCAAAGCTCGTAAGCGGGGCGCACATGCTGGCGCACCATCAATGCGCGCAAGATAATGTAGCCCGCCCATCGGTCGATCATTTCTTGCCGCTGGGCCGAGTATGACTTGTTGTAAATTCCCGTGACTGCCGAGTTATTCGCCCCGACGGTTCCGGTGATATTACGTTGCTGATGCTGAATATAGATGTCGGACGATTCCGCGCCTTTGGCAGACTCAAGGGTTTGAAATTCATCGTCCTTGTTCGCTTCAAGCACGTTGCCGTATTCAAAGCTCAGCGGCTCGTCGTAGTCGTCGTCATCTTCATCGTCTTGACCAGGCACATACGCGCCATGCTTCTTTTTGTGTATGAGCACAATGCGGGCGGCCACAAGACGACCAAGACGCACCGCGTCTTCATACTCTTTCAAGTTATGAATACTCAGCAGCGCAGGGGCCAGCTTTGAAATGCCTCGCAGCCCGCTAACGCGGGTTTGCCAGCGAGTGTGCAATATATGCCGCACTTCAATAAATACGGGCTTTTTGACAAATGCAGACAAATCAGCAACAAAGAAATAGCCTTTGGTACGGTTGTACTCACCAAGCTTGAAGCCGTTAACAATGCTGTTCTTTTTGTCGTACAGATCGGCGGGGATGTGGTCACATTCAAACGGCTCGATAGCAAACGGCGTATCACCGAGATAGTCGTGCCCCTCAAAAGAGTAAACCCGAGAGAAGATTTCCCCGTCGCGCACAATCGCGCGGCAGATCAACTGCTCAGAATCGGCGCGAGACGTCCGACCGTCCATGCACCAAAGCGGCCCTGCTTGCTCATAGGCCCGTTGAATCTCTTTGGCAAACTCTGTCGCCACCTTGCCATCATTGGTTTTGGGTTGTGGCTGCGCGGTTAGCCCTTCTGGGCCGACCACGTTTTTAACTACCTCGTCTAACGCTGACGCGACAATCGGGTAATTTTCCTCAAACCAGCGCGCCTGCTGCGCAAGGGGTAGCTGACTAATTTTCGCCAACTCTTGCGCCAGCTTCTTTTCGGCGGGCGGGCGTTTGCCGCCCTTGCGCATTAGTGCTTCATATGCAGCTTTTAGCCGATAGTGTTCGCGCACTACGGGCAGTTTTTCTAAAAGTCCCATATCACACCCTTGCTGGATATTGTCGAGTCCGTCTTGGGCGCTTCAAAGCCGCGATAGACTGCTCTATTTCTCTTATCGCGTTCTGCACGCTCGCTAAGTTCGCCCGTTGCAGTTCGCGCTCGTCTTCGTCGGTGAACTTTTGGCCTTTTTGCAAAATATCCGTTTCGGTTTGCCGATACTGCGCAAGCCGAGTTTCTAGCCCTGCAATCTTGGTCATTAACTCAATCCTCTGGAAATTACGCGCTTACGCTTGCGGGGTTGTGCTGCGGTGACATGTTCACCACGTTTTGAAACGTTAACGTTGATATTGAGCGGCGCGGCCCAGTTGGGCGGCTTACTCCAATCAATCGCCATTGCTTTGGTGTGCCAAAGCCCTGCAAAGCAGTATTGGGCGTGGTCGAACGGTTCGTTATTCTTACCTTTGGGGCAGTACCACTGGCCCTTGTCGTTTTTCTCTTCCGACAAAAGCCCGTTGTACCAATCCTGCTTAGCCCAGAAAGGGGGCCGAAAATAGCGGGGGGAGTCGGGCAATTCGTTCATCATTGACGAATAGACAGAGCTCTTAACCACGTTTGAGTTAATGTTCAAAAGCGGGATGTCGCCGCGAGCGGCCATTGGGTGATCGCTCGACGAATCCGGCTCAGATATCTTTGTCCAGCCGTCCCACTCTTTTTCACGGAAAGCTCGCGGGTTGCCCTTTAAAAGCAAAAAGCGGCTTTCAAGGCCGAGCTGCATTAGTGTTCGATAAAACTGATAGGCGTGAAACGTGGTGTTACCTTCGCCGTTCTCGTTATCCGAGCCGCCCGAGTCACACAGCGTAAGACGCGGCACAATGGTTAAATCCGTGCCTTCGATTGGGTACTCTTTCTGTATCACCTTCTCGATGATCGGCAACCAGTCGTCAGCGTAGACGTGCGGCTGTACGCGCTGAGGCTCACCCGCTTCACACCGTTGATCGTTTAGCAGGATCTGGAATCGGTCTATCGGTTGCCACTGGCAATTCTCAGTAATCGCCGTGGCTTGCACGTCAAAGCGAGAGTTTGCGCCGCCCTGTACGTCAATCGTCATCAAGATAAAACGCACATCGGCAGGGGCCACACCTTGCGGCAGCTGATGTAATGTCGCACGCTCTTGCAGCCTGTCGCTTGAAAGCTCAGACTCAACCGCGATTGGCGTATATGGACGGCCAACCGTGGTATTGAAGAACGCCTGCAATTTCGACTCGTCGCCGAACTGTTCGTAATAGCGCCACGCATCAAGATACTCGCGCACCATTTCAGACCAATCGTTAAACGCGGCGCAAACCCCTTCAAACCAAAAACTACGCCGCTTTGTTTCAGGCGGCGTGATAGGAAGCCTGCGCCCTTCGGCGTCAACTTCTGACGGATACATATAATCACCCGCCAAATTTAAATCGTACTTATCGGTCGGCAGCATTTCATGCGTGCAGTGTGGACAGACCGCTTTCACGCTCGACTCGTCATCCTCTTCCCAAGTCAGCAGCTCCCATTTTACAGGGAACCAGCGCCCACAATCGGGACACTGCCAGTACCAAACCTCGCAACTGCCGTCATTGTAAAGCCCTGTCACACCGCCAGCGCGTGGCGCTTGGTGCGGTTTGAGTCCTTCTTGATCGCGCACGGGTATCCGAGAGGGCGACGCCTCGGCGATGCAAACCCCGTCCGAACCGCTTTGCAGCGTACGCTTTGCCCCGCGCGAAAATTTATCCCCTTCGCTACCGCCCGCGCCGCTGCCGTCGTCTTCGGCGCGGTCGTAGTCGGTAAACACCACCACGGCATAGCCTTGAGCTGATAGCGCGTCATTGGTTGCTGAGTTGATTGTCACCGTTGCGCCGTTTCTAAAGCGCTTACGCTCGATACCGTCGTCGTGACGATTGCGCGTTTTGAGCTTTTTCAGCGGCTCCGTGTTTGACACCATCCGGCCCAGCTCTTTATCTGAGTAGCCGTGCGCTGTCTTCTGGCTCGCAAAGATCAAAAGGATGTCGCCAGGGTTTTGCCACACCCGATAAAACACCACGCCATCTAATAGCGTTTTGGTTTTAGTCGAACGGGCTGAACCCATCAAAACCAGCTGCTGACACATACGCTCGAACGCGGCCAGAAGCGGCTTGCGCATGTAGGGCGCAATCGACGAATCAAATTTAACCACATCGCTCGCGTCAGCAATGTAGAGATAGGTGTCGCACGCGGTTACGGCATCGATTTCTTCAACCTCGACCACTTCCGCTGCTTCATCAATCACCAGCCTGATGCTCTTGTAACTCATCGGCATACTCCTGGGCGCTTCGGATCACTTCTTTCAACATGGCGGCAAGCTTCTTATCAAACCGCTCGGAGTGTTTGCCGTTCCACTCTGCGCAAATGCGCTCGGCCTCCGTCGGAATCTGACGAAACTTCTTTTTCAAAATGGCGAACAAACCGGAAAACATCGCGATAGCTTCCGGTGATTTAAGCAATTCTTTCTGTTCAATCTGCCGCTTTTGCTGCTGAGCAAGGCCCATTTCGTACTCTTTGAACTCTTTCATGGAACCGAACAGTTCTAAGAGCTCTTCGATTTCAGAGCGCTGAGTGTCAGAGATGTGCGAGCGAGCGCGTCGGCGAGTTTTCTTCTGCTCGACAAGATAAGGGGCCAAGTCTTTGCATTCGTAGATATCATTCCCTCGGGCGTCTTTGCCGCATGCGGGGATGGCATTTTCTTCGATCACTTTTTTGATTGTGTTCGGCGATTTTTTCCAGTAGTTCGCAGCCTCCGTTTTGTTCATTGCGTACTTGGAGGTCATAGAGTGCGCCTCCTATGCGTCAAACGTGAGGCATAAAAAAAGCCGCTAAAAAGCGGCTATTATGCGGATATTCAATAACTTATAAATGTATATCATTAATGATATACATTTTATTACTTAGTTCACTTCTAAAATATCACCCGATGCCAAGTCTACTTTGGCGGTTACTGAATTTTGCACCACGGCTCCAAAGGCGTTTTTACCTTTGAACTGAGTTGTGATCATTGCGTAAGGCATGCCGTTAAGAATCAGGCGAAATCTTGTGCTCACGTGCTCGTAGCTGTCGCCATCGTGCATGGATTTTTTAATGCGAGATTCTAGGGAGCGGTATGCGCCGTCCCAAGGGCTAAAGCCTTTCTCAAAATTGTCAAAGTTGGTGTATTGGCTTGTGTTGCCATCTTCGTGGTCGGTCTTGCACCATCCTGCAACCTCGGACAATTTTAGATTGCCGCTTTTGGTGTATGACATTTGACTAAGACAGGCGTAAACGCCATCAAAGGCCGACGATTCCAAATCAGCATCGCTTAGGTAATCTTCCACTATGCTGTGCTTTGTGGCGATAGGCTGGCTTTTAAACTCAGACAAAGATTTGTCCTTGTAATCTGAGTAATCACCGCCACCTGACGCGATAATGACCACAGCCACCGCAGCCAACCCTAAGCCAACTATTTTTTTATTCACTTGATTGTCTCCGTTTATATGATTAAGGAATCATATTTAACCGACTGTTATAAATCGACAATCATACTAATTAATCTTGCTCGTTTGTGATCTGCATATACTCTGCGACAGGTAACTGCCGCCACCACTTCGCATAAAGCCGCGCTCGGGCGATGCGTTTTTTCGGTACGCTATCAACATTAGCCAGCACCCATGCGCCCGCGACGATCAGAGATAGATTCGGGTTGCTCGCCAATTGCGCGAACTTCACGCTTTTGATGTCGATATTAAACGCGCGCTTTATCTCTTTTTGATACTCAGTAAAGCCGTGATGCTGCTGCATGAGCGAAAACATGTAATGAGAAATTGAGCACACGCCGCCGTAGGCAGATTTGCGTTGCCCTGCGTTGGATTCAACCAGCGTGATTTCATACAGCAGCCGCCCGAGGTTTCTTACCCCAAACGCGCGGCCAACGATAAAACAGCAATCTTTTAGATTCTGTGGAGATAATGCGCCATGTTCCATTTACCTAGCTCCGATGTTTAGAGTGCAACTGTTCTCAGCGGTCAGAGTGACGCTGTGATTATTGTTATGTTGCCTGTCTTCGGCTTGCGCTCTCAACAACAAAAAATGTTGTTTTTAGGGTGAGCGAATCCGCTCGCACGTTCAGCGAGTGTATAGCATTAGCAATATACATTGCGATTGGTTCAGCTCTTTGCCGTTAAGCAAACTCGGTTACCAGCCGAGAAGAGCGCCAAGAATAATTCACCCAAAAAACACACCCAAGCGATAACGCTTGGAACCGCCTTGGCGAACTATGTCGAACTTAAAAAGCAAAAAAGCCCGTCACAACCGCTAGGTTATTGGGCTTTTATCGGTTTGGAGGTGCGCAGCCCTTGGTGGGCCTGATTTGATTTTTTATGTGCATTACTTTGACCTAGCTCGTATGGGTTCAATGCCACAGCCAAGGGTTCTAATCTTGGGTGGCAAGCCAGAACGAGGTTAGAACCTACCGCTAATACACAAACGGCCTGCCGAAGCAGCCCCGCCCCAGCTCACCATAGGTGTGCAAAGGCGCACGACGTAATGCCGTGGTGTATTAGTTCTTGCGAGGGTTCTAATCTCGGCGTTGGATTTTGCCAACGCCCCGACATTGTGGGGAAATGCCGAATTAGTGTCAATGCTCAGTGGCCGCGCTTGACCGTTTGCTGTGCAATAAATTTAAAAATGTGAATATGACCGAGCGATGCGCCGACGCCATACACGACGGTTTGACTAAAACTCATCCCCTGCATTAGCCCAAAGTGCCAACTGGCGAACGCCAACGCGATAGCGATAAGCACTTCACCGATGAACAATTTAGGGGGGATCTTTTCGGCGCTTTTTAGTAACACGCCCAGGCGCGCAATGATGAAGATAGACACAAACAACAAAGCGCTGCTTGTCTCTTTGTCGTTTGTAAGCATATGCAACACCCTGACTTTCTTTGATGTTTCGGCGGTAACTGCGCCGCCTCGAATGGTTTGAATAAAAAAAGCCCTAGCAAATTCGCTAGGGCTTAAACAACGTCAGTTGGCTATTGTTTGGATCAAGCGGAAAGGTGTAAATCCTCACAATGGAAAAATACTAACTTAATGAGTCACCTTTTTGCAAGCCAAAATAACTCATATTTGAGTTATTTTTATTTTTGGACGCATGATCAAGGCTCAAATTTGAGTTATGAGCAATAAAAAACGCTTCTAACGCATTGCAATCCAAGGCGTTTAGCTGCGCGCTAATTGCACTGCTGTGAGTAGCGTAGCGTCTAAAATAGACTTGTTTACTCACGCCAATCGCTTCGAACAGTCCTCTTGCTTGTAAATCGGCAAATTCTCGCTGATTAAGCAGGATTTTAGCAGCCATTGTTTCTACTTTGCTTTTGCTGCGCGCTTGGGCTGGCAGGTTTGGTAACTCTGACATCACAATTTCAACTAAGCCAGGCAAAAGCTCGGTTTGTGGCGCTTCACCGTAACGATAAAGCAGCCACTTTGCAAAGTGTGAGGGTAGTGTGTTGATGGTTCTCGCAACGCGCAGATGTTCGAAAACATCCTCGGAACAATTCAATTTGCTCGTTCCTTTACGGCGAGTCGCGGTTGCACTGATCGGATCGCGGCGCTTTGCGCTGTCTTCCCCTTCTGCGTTTGAATTAAACGCCATGCGCGAGGATTTTTTGTTGTAGATGGTGACGCCATCCGATTTTGACGGCTGCCAGGTTGCAAGGGATTCCATGATTAGGTCTCTGGTTTCTTCCAGCAGTTCGTCAGTGAGCATGGTTTATTCGTCTCCGTCCGTTGAAAATGCGGCGATGTTGTGGCGGCTTCCTATCGCGCCCGTTCCTGCGTGTATCTTGCGGCTTTCATCGATGCAGCGCGCGGCCAGCGATAACAGGCTGTCGATCATGGCGTTGGCTTGTTCTTGGTTGTCGTGGTGATCATAAACGCCGTCGTGCGCGGGGGCCGCGCAGCCGACCATTTCAGACACGCTGGCAAGCACTTGATCCAAGGAGGCATCACACGCACTGACGCCCGTTATTGGCGGCAAGGTGTCGAGAAAGCCGTGCAGCGCCCAAATCTCTTTGAGTGCTGCGTCTTGGTATTTTTTCGGCAAGCAGTCTAGCCACTGCCATTTCCATGCAAGCGGTAGCTGTACGCTGCCGGAGAAGTAGCGCTGCACTCTGCGTATGAGGTTGGTGCGCCAGTTTTCATACTCCACTGCGGTGTCTGGTGCTTCGCTTTCTACTTTTGGCGCGAGCATATCGACAGCAAAGGAGTTGATTGTTTCGTTACTGGTCATTAACCAGTTTTTGGTGTGGCGTAGAATGATTTCGGCTTCATTCTTGTATTTAGTGCTCATTTTAGAGTTCTCCAACTGACATTGAATTTTATATGACTCAAATTTGAGCTTTATGATAATTCAATTTGTTGGGTGAATACAGTGCAATGATCACCGAAAGTGAGGCTTTGTGACTAGGATTACGCTGGTAATGTGTAGGAATCGCGTTCGTATTTTGCTACTTAATGTTATTCTAATGACGTTATATGAGTCTCGGTTGCGGCATATAGTAATTTTAAAGTTAAAAATGGCTCGGATTAGACGCTCGACGACTTTATCTGTTTTATAATATTAGTAAACTATGCTGTTTGTTTAATCAAAAAATATGGTTAAATGCACTAAGTTGCATTTACAAAACTTTTAAGTAAATCAATAAATTATAAAAAACTAATTAATCAAAAAACTCTGTGGGCTGGTAATGCGTGGCATTTTTAGAGTGCAACGTGCCACTTTGAGTTTTTATTTTTATGAGGCTTAACAAACCGCTTAAGGCGGACTAGAAACGCGTGGCATTTTGAGGTGCCAGTTTCACCCCTTAGCAGGGCGTTAAGTGAATTAACGTGGTTGGGTTGTTTTACATGCCTTGGGCGTGCGCATGCGTTGCACACCCCTTAGCAGGGCGTTATGAATCAGGAAATGAACATGCCAGAAGCACATGAGGTTTTTGCGGCCATACGCAAATCTAAACAACTAAAACAAAAAGACTTTGTGGGAATCGCCAGCCGCGCGACGATTGGTCGCTTTGAGCAGGGTGAGGGCGATCTGCCTGTTCAGGTTTTAATCCGCGCTTTGAAGAAAATGAATGTCACGCTCGGTGAGTTTGTCACTCGAATGGAGAGCGAAGACAGCGACGGCTACCACTCGCACAACATCCCGATTTTCGGCTGGGCCGACATCGGCAAAGATGACCCAGAGCCGCAGGGTTCGGTGTATTACCCCAAGGGCGCTAAGATCGACTCTTATGCATTGCGTGTGCGTGATGCGGCGATGATCAGCGCGGATTTGTCGCTCAATTATCCCATTGGTGATTACATCATCGTTGAGCCGATGCAGCGTGTTAATGACGATTCACTGGTGATTGTGTGCGTTGGCGGCGCGCATCATTTCCGCCGCAAGTACCGTGGGAAATATGTGCCTGCCAACGCGGATTTTGAGACGATTGAGAACGGCGAAGTGGTTGGCCGTGTGATCGGCCGTGTCGGTCATGAGTAATTAGGCGTCAGATTTAAACGATTTTTTTCACTAATTCTGCGCCTAACTTTTGTAGTTCATCCTTTTGACGCTGGTTTTGTTGCTCTAAATCGTGCAAGCGGGAGATCAATTTGTTGATCTCCCGTTTTTGTTTATGCAGGTTTTCAACTTCAGCGGCCAGCGCTGCGTTATCCGCCATCAGCGCGGCCTCGATGTCGCTTTGCCCTAAGAGTGCTTCGAGGTGTTTAACCCGCGCCAGCGCGTTTTCAAGGACGCTGGCGTTAGGGTTGGTGATGGTTTTGAGGTAAAGGTCAATTGAGTGCGGCATGGTTAAATATTAGTTGTTTACTTTTTTGTATTGCTTATTCCCGAAGCTCTAAGCTTACGGCTGCATGATGCCTTCTTTGCAGCTGTTACAACGCGAGCCGACCTTGACGACCTGACAGCTATTTTCACAATTGTCGCACTCACAGTAGTAAAGCTCATCAAATACTCCTTCGCCCATAAGAGATTCCAGCGCGGCGTCATAATCAAGAGCCCCAAAAAAACCCGCATCAAACATGCGCTTAATGAGTGCATCTTGCTCGCTAACATATGAAATTCGATGTTGCGCTGCTTCGATGATGTGCGCCTGCGCCACGTCTTCAACTTCTAGGCCGCAATCTTCAATCATTTTGACTAGTTCTTGGTTCATGTTTGTTCCTTGTTTTCAGTTGTTTATGTATTCGCTTAGGTAGTTATTTTCGCTCAGCTGCCTGCGAACTATGCGGATGTTCATAAGATGATAAGGGTTGATATCGCTCTGTTTGATATTGATGATGACTGACTCTAAAACGCCTCTGAACCAATCGATCTCATGGCTAAAATTGCAGCCAAGCTGGTTGAGTGCCTCGGGGAATTTGGACGCAATTTCGGCGCGTATTGGCTCTTCTGGCACTTGCTCTGAAAAGTGCTTTTCGATGAGTTCGTTGCAGTACTTTTGGAGATCTTCTTTCAGTGAGCGATTGATTTGACTCACCATTTCAGGGCACTCAAGCGCAACTAGGGCGGCTTTAACTTGATGGAATTCGTAATCGTCTGACGCTCCGAACATTTCCGCTAACTTGGCTTTGAGGTTGTCGTAACTTTCGCTGATGTGGCCGCTCTGAATGTCATCACGCAACATGGACAAGCTCAGCGGAGACGTGAAGCCAAAATAGGCTTTGGGCCAAGCTTCGCTTTCCTCTTGCGCGTTTAATTCTGACGATTTTTTTACAAATTCTTTTAATGCACCAATTGCGCCCTGCTGCGAAATCTCGCCGATTTTCACGACTTGGTGCAGTTCGTCGTCGCTCAGCTGTTCGGCATCGATGCGTAAATTTTCTGGGATGTAGTCGGGGATGTCGGGGCGTCCGTAAACGTCTACCAAGTCGAGCTGGTGCTCTTCGAGTACAGGGTAAACCGAGAGTTTTTTGTCGAGCTTTTTGCCTATCCATTGCTTCATATCGACGCTGGTTTCGCCCTGTTCTGGATCGGCCAGAGCCCAGAGCGATGTGATGTCGTAAGCGTGTATGACGAGATCAACTAAATCGAGTACACGGTGCATGCGCTTGTTGATTTCACCCGTTCGAATTGCTTGTGAAATGCTCGGACGCGAAAAGCCCGTGATGTTAGACAAGTGGACGTTGTTTACCACGATAGATTTCGTAGTGAGCTGTAAATCGTGATGTAATTTTTCTAAGCGATTCATGAGTAAAACCTGACGAAAAATAAAGGATCAAATTGATCTGATTGGTGATCACTTAACGTGCACAAAATTGATCAGCAAGAGGAGTTGGTTTCCCTTAGTTTTCAAAATGTTGACTAGGGATGTGCTCAACTCCATGCAAATCAACAAAATTTTCCAAACTCGGCGTCTGCTGACCGCCATTCGTTTGATACCCTTTCACAGTACCTTTTAGGCTCACTGTGACGCACTCAAAGCCGCGTTAAACGCCTCAATGCCCACAGGTTCACCCAAAGCGCACGACCTCTCAGAATTGATTCTAGGGCCGTTTGTGCAGGGTTCTTCACGCAGAAAATTTCGCATTTCATCACGCTTGCTCGCCAAGCATTCAATCACTTTCGCCAGCTGCTCTGGCTCCTTGTGTTCGTAGGTGCGATCTACTGTCTGCCAGTCTTCAATCATGATCTCAAGCAGATGAACCATGCCGCTACTGGCTGGAATATCTTGCAATGTGCTGGCGAGAGTTTCCGCGACTACGCCACGCCCTAGCTGTGCGACCATACCTTCCGTGCTCCACCAAAACTTGACGCCGTTCAACGTGCTTGAATACTGACCGAGACCTGCCCGCAATAGCGAGACAATATCCTTGAACTCTTGGTGCATGCTCCACATCACCTTGATTCGTGTCTCTGTTGTGTGCTCTAGAATTCTCATTGCATGCTCCCGATGCCAAGCGCAGTGCGCCAGCTCTTGCTCATTGCCTCGGGGAATCTTGGGCCGCGTGGCGTCTCCTTGCTGACAACTCGCGTTGGCTTGCGGCCCTGCTCTTCCTTGATGCGGTCGATAGCTTCATCAAGCGATAGGCCGTGCTGCTCCATGCGTCGCTTGATTGTTCTCTCGCTCACGCCGACCATTAAGCCGATTGCGACTAAGCCCTCAATACCGTTGTACACATACTTTAAGTTATTACTCATGCCGCCACCCCCGACAGTTTTGCCGCTACTAAATCAGCCAGCTGTGAAATACCCCAAGCCATCGCAAGGAAACCGACCATCAACTCTGAAAAGTGTTTATTAAAAATTGCTTTCAGCGATTGCATCTTTAAACCTCCATAGCGTTTGTTTCTGACGCCATGAAACGATAGCTCAAATTTGAGTCATTTTCTAGCCTAAATTTACATTCCTTTCGGTTTAGTGCTCAAATATGAGCCTTTTAACGCACAATCATTAACTTAAAGCTGCTCATCACTGTTTACCATCTTGCGACTGTCTTATTTTTTTCTGCGCGCAAATGGGCCTGCCAACGGTCTAGGACGTCTCTTTTTTGCGGCTCAATAATCGCTTGGATGTACGTTCTATCGAGTTTTGGGATGTGATGATTGAGAAGAAACTTGATAACGAGCCAATCCTCTTTTTGCTCTTTCCACGTCGTCGAGGCAAGCTTACGCAGGTCGTGAGAGCTCCAAAGCCCTCCTGAAACCTCACGGATTAAAGCGCATGCTTTGGTTCTTGAGATTGGCGGGCTCTTTTTGTTTCTGAAATTGCTCGGAAATATGTAATCCCCCTCATATCCGTTCTGCCTTAAAAAGTTACGGTGTAATTTCAGATGCTCAAAAACCTCGTCAGTCAGCGGCAAAGAATGCTCATGGCCTTTAGACTTAATGTTCTCTGCTGGCAGATACCAGGTCATATTGGATAAATCGATGTGTGACCATCTGGCCTTGCGCGTCTCAGCTTGACGGGTTGCATGACTGACCATCATGTAAATGAGCGTTTTAGTCAGTGACGGCTCGCCATCAACCAACGCCATAATTTCAGGTATTTGCGCAGGCTTTATGCGGCCATCTTTGGTAGGAAGTGACTTTTTGATGAGCTTCTTAAAGGATATGGCTGCAAGAGGGTTCGATTGCATCTTCTCTCGTTCATGCGCTAGGGCAAAACCCACGTTTAAGATCGCGAAATAGGCTTTAATCGTCGATAGCTCATACTCAGCTTGCAACGGCCAGAGCAGCAGGTCTTCAATCGTTGCTTTGGATACCGCCGCAATTGGCAAGTCGCCAAGCCTTGGCAGGAGGTGTTTATTTACGACGGCTCTGATTTGCACCTGGCGTTCTGGCGATATCGTTTTGTCCGTTTCATTTCGCTCAACAAACCATTCAAGCAACTGGCCAACCGTTTCGAAGTGATCCGCAGCAACGGAACGAGTACTTTGACCCGCCGCTACATTGGCGATGATATCCTTAATTTGCAGCTTCAAGCGCTTGGCAGGCAGCAACGGCCAAGCACCTACCTTTCTCCAACTTGTCACCTTCTTCTCAATCTTTTTTCCATCAACAAACTTGGTCACTTTCTTCTGAAATGTAACGAACCAAGATGCAGAGCTTCTATCTCTTGAGAATCGCAGCTTAACTGGATGATTGATGATGTTGAGTTCAAACGTCTCGCCGTCCTCCTGAAATCGCTTGATTGCAGAATCTGTGAACTCGCACTTTTGCACTTTTTTCTTTGCCATAGGTACTCAAATAGTGTGATTAATCGCTCACTTATTGTACCAAATATCACCTAATCAATCTTCTAACTGTCTGTTTTAAAAGGATTTATACGATTAAAGATATTGCTAAACGTGCCCCATATAATGCCCGAAGGGCATGCAGCGAGCTTGCGAGCGGTGAATCAATACCCCCAGAGCCTAGGGAGTCTGAACCCCTATTTCGCACGCAGAGCAAATTGCGAACATTTCGCCCCTTCGCCCTGCCAGACCTCGCGAAGCGAAATTGGCGGTCACAGAGTTTGATTTAATTTGTAGGGTTTTCGTAGTCGTTCCACGGGACAAGCGTGTTCCTTTGGATTGGACGGTCGGATGACAAGCAGGACTTGCAGCGCGGATTCTCACGTTAGCATTTCTGCACGTCGCTTGCGACGTAGAAAGAAATGGTAGTGAGGCATATTTGATGTGGGAGATCTTTTTTGGGTGAATATAGAAGAAGCACTACTTATAAGAGAGTCATTGCACGATTTAAATGTGAACAAATTTAAAAAACACTGTTCACAAAAAGAAAAAAGGCGAAAAAACCTCACTCATTATAGCAAACAATGAGGTTAACTTGTTGTTTTTGATTGGTAATTTTGTTCAGGCGTGCGAAATTCTCGCCAGAAAAGGCGATATCGAAAATAGGCAGGGCTATTTGGGGGGCTCTTGATGAATGGGCTTATCGCCGCTTTGGTGAGCTGCGATTTCAGCAGCAGAGTAGCCGAGTTGATGAAGTCTGATTTGCTCTTCTAGCTTTTGAGCGTGATTGAGTTTGTTTTTTGATGGAGCCTCAGCAGCACTCTGAGTCATTTTAGCGACGCGGCGCTCTTTGCGCTTTAAGTAACGACGCTCATTCTCTTTGCCATAACCAAAGTTATGAAACTCGCCGTCCGGCAACTGAATTTTAGACTCGCTCTTGAGCGGATTCCTTTGTCTAAAAGCAACAGCTTTCTTAATCGCCGCTCTCACCTTCTTGCCCATCCCGAACAAGTCATAGACGCCGATAAACACCCGTTTGATCGAGTACTTACCATAAAAACGCTTGCCGTCTCCGCACAAATCGTAGCCGTATCTTATGTTTGAGATATACCATCCCAATCGCTTAACAGTCTTAATGAGCTCATCGAGCGTGCTTTTAGCTACGTCGAGCTTGAGCATAAAGAAGTGATTATCCGCACCAACCTCAACCCACTTGCCATGAACTTTCTTGTGGGCGACCACCATGTTTTGTGACAAATCGGTGTAAAGCATCGCCACGGCCATGAAGCGAATAAGGCCGAAGTAGTGATCAGCGCGTATTTTTTTTGTGCGCGGTAAGCGTTCGCCCGCTTTATGCGATTGAATTAGACGATAGACAGCCTTCAAGATTCTATAATCTCGAAAATCATCTAACTTTATCTTTAAGTAATCTTCAATAGCAGCTTTATGCTCTTGCGCTTGCTGCTTGGGGTCAAAGCCACCCTGGGCGCAGTTAGTCAGTTTCATACTTGTCTTATAGTTGGGTAAAGTGTGTCAGTTGGTAGCTGACGCATAAAACTATAAACGAAAAAGCAAAGAAGGATCAAGCAGAAGATCGGAGGGGAATCGCAGATACAAAAAAGCCCCGCGGATTAGGCGAGGCTTCTTCGTCAAATTGTTCGCTGTTCAGCACCACCTGGTACAGCTAGCCGAGGGATTGAAGAGCATGAGACTTCAATCTTTAACGCCCCAACAGCGCTTCGGATAAGCTTATATTAGCGGTTTACCCCAAGAATAACAATCGGCACTAGGCTTTGATAGGCATCAAATCTGATATTTTTTGCAAAGGATCTTGCCATATTTCGGCCAGTTTTAAGCAAAATAGCTCACAATTGAGCTATGCGAGGCCATCAAAATACGCAAAATAATGAATTGTCATCTTTCATCACAAAAATGATTCTTTTGATACGACGAGAAATGATCAATGAGGGATAAATGTATATCACCATTGATATACATTTTCATGAGCGCTATAGTATTTGCTCAGCACCACCACAGAAGGAATTAATATGGCCCGCATCATTATGGTCGGCAGTCGCAAGGGCGGAACGAAGAAATCAACCACCGTTGTGAATTTGGCGCACGAGCTGTCACAGAAAGGAAAGCGCGTCTTAGTGCTGGACTTTGACAGCCAGGGCGACGCGACAAAGTTTTATAAGCCCGATGAAACCGAATACTACTTGGGTGACTTACTGTTAGATAGAAAGTTTGATATTCACAATGTGATCTACCCAGCCGAAATAAAGGGCGTTCGCCAAGAGCGACTTTTTATCATCCCAGCACGTCGCGGCGACATCATGACAAAACTCGATATGGAAATGTTCTCGATACCACGTCGAGAAGAGCGCCTGAAATTGCACCTCGAAAAAGTCACCGGTGATTTCGATTTCATTTTGATCGACACAAGCCCAGGCACGAGCGTTTTAGGTCTCAATGCTGTGATGGCCGCGAGCGAATACATATTTCCGACAGAGTACAGAGAGCACGCTTTTGATGGAGTGGAAACGCTACTCGAACACATACAAGAAGTGCGCTTTGTAGAAGAAGACGAGCTCAAATTTAAAGTGTTGCTGTGTGGCGTGGACAGGCGGGAACGCAAAGCGCTGGAATTTGGCAAAGCTTACATAACAGAGCGATGGCCTGAAAACCACGCGAAAACGATCATCTATCACCGCAGCGTTTTTGGTGACGCCGAACAAGAGCATGTTCCAGTGTCAGTTTTAAACGCAGGGCATGAAGCGGCACGTTACTATAAATCGCTGGCAACGGAGATCATCAATGACGAATGAAGAACGCGAGTTGTATGAAGAGCTCAAGGCGAAAACCCAACTAAAGCCAGCCGAAAAAGCCAAGCTAAAGGCGCTTGAGAAAAAAGCGGATAACGCCAAACGGGCTGGTTCAGCCAAACCGAAGCGTAACGAAACCTTTGGATTAACGCCAACATCTGAACTACCAAAAGTCCTGTTCCGAATTAGCGAGATTGAGAAAAAGATCATGGCGGACAGTCGGTCGCGGATTTTGTTTACAGAGCTGTTTTATGAAAGGCTTAGCGGCAAGACCGACTTAAGCAACAACATGCAAGTTCGCGCTGCGCTATGGGCGTATGAGGCCCTGACTGACGAGCAAAAAGTGGAAATGATTCGCAAAGCAAAGCGCTCGATGGGCCGTGCTGTTGAAGAATAAAAGTATATCAATTGTGATATACAAAAGGCCGCTAGCGGCCTTTCTTTTTATCGTCGTAGTTCTTCATCAAGAAATCAACTAACGCACGTCGAGCAGATACAGATAACGTTCTTGCAGCTGCGCTCACATCAGCAGCACTGACAGATTCCATCCCGATAACATCAAGCGCCAAATCCAGCACACTCATATTTAAATATCGCATTGCCGCCACAAATTGTGACAACTTCAATTCAGCCTTGCCCGATTCGCATCGAACATAATGACGGCGACTTACGCCAATCTCCCTAGCCACATCGTCTTGAGTTAATCGCTCGCGTTCTCTCTTTCTTTTTAGCGCGGCCATTAATTGGTGATGTGACATTCATCAACTCCAATGAGTTTGCACGGTCTCTAAATCAGCGATAAAGAGACAGTTCAAGCGGCGGCTATTTACCGTATCCCGATTTTCAATATGATTAATATGCTAACTATTTAATAAACAACATAATCCTGCTAGGTAGTAAAATAATGGCTTTATATAAAAATATATTAGTGAATGGTGAAATTCACATTTTATTGACATTCTTATCAGATTTCATGGTTTTTCGTCGAGTGGTCGATATTTCGGCACAAGGGGGGCTCAAATGAACAACCCTGACTCAATGGAGCTGCTTGAGGCAGCGAAAGGACTCGCGGCGTGCGGTAGTGAAGCGGCCAGCTCGTGGCAACAAAATCACTTAGCAACACTATTTGTCGAGATAGAAAGAAAGGTAGAGCTCGCGCTCAAAGGTTTGGAAAGAGATCCGTCTATTTAACATATTGTACCTAATCTACACCAAGGCATTGCAAAAATAGCGGACTGAATAGAAAAACAAGGCGAAGCGTTTATTTTAAACACATTCGCCTTGTCATTTTCTGGGGATAAGTGGCTGTGGATAAGTGCCACTGTCAAAACTTAGCTGAAAGCGCCATTTTCAGCAGAATGGGTCAAAGTAGATAAATAGGGCAAGAGATGCGGCTACAAAAATAAGCAGGCGCTGCGATTTTTTGAGAGAAGTTATTTCTTCTTCTTGATGAGCAATGATCATTCTTAGACTTTGCTCAGAAACCCTTAGACCGATGCTAGATTTATCTCGGCATCTAGTGGGCCACCATTGGGTGTTCATTTTCAACTTTACTCCTTGACCAGCTTCTCTCTAATTGCTTTAGTGCGCTCCGAAAGTCCGTCTTTAAATGTGGACAGCTCAAAAGCAAGAGAAGACATTGCATCACGCGCAGCTGCACTTTTTGCAGATTGGCGCATTGCTTTCTTTTTTGCGTAGCGTTCTGATTCTTGGTCGTAAAAAGCCTCTAGTGCTTTAACGTGGTCGTATATATCCTTCATTTTTCCCTCGCTCCTTAACCTGACGTGGAGGCTATGCCAAATGGAAATCTTAAATTAAACACTTCAGCATCTAATGCTCTTACTGAATTACATAAATCAGTTTCGTATTTGGTGTGATGTTCGGTCACTGCATCAACCTTTTTGTAAACGGTAATGTCTTTATCACCGATGGTGTAACTATCAAAATCACTGGTATCAAAAGGGCATTCATTGAGCAGCTTTTGCAGTTTGTTAAACCAAGCCTTTTCTTGTTTGGTGAGTGTTGCCATAGTTTGATTTTCCCTCGTTAAGCCGTTACAGGCTTAAGTTCTACGACTTCGTAATCGGGTGATTCTTCGTATTTTGCTTCTCCAAGCACTTCGACCACAAATGAACCGTATTTATCTAAATCAATGCCAATGCATTCTAAAACCGCAGTTGCACCCTCATCGATTAGGTCATTCTCAAATACGTCACAATCATCAAGAGAACTCAACCAACGTTCTTCGACTTTAGTGATCGCAGCACTTTTCTTGATACCAACGGTAAAGTGAATTGTTGCTGCGAAATTGGGTTTTGCTAAACACATGGATTTGCTCATGATTTTCCCCTATTGCAAATCATCAAAGCGTGAGATTTCACCTTCAAATCGAAGTTGTACGTTTCCGACAGGCCCGTTGCGCTGCTTGCCGATAATGATATCTGCCATACCCTTGAATCTGCTCTTTGGGTTATACAGCTCATCGCGGTAGATAAACATAATCAGGTCGGCGTCTTGCTCGATGGCCCCAGAATCACGCAAATCAGAATTCATAGGGCGCTTATCCGTTCTCTGCTCCAGGTTACGATTCAGCTGTGATAGCGCAACCACTGGCACATTCAGCTCTTTTGCCAACGCTTTGAGTGAGCGTGATATTTCAGAGATTTCTAACGTGCGATTGTCTGACAGCGCGGGCACACGCATCAATTGCAGATAATCGACCACAATCAGCGACAAGCCGCCATGCTCACGCGCGATTCGGCGCGCTTTAGCTCGTAGCTCATACGGCGTCAGGCCCGCGCTGTCGTCTATATAAAAGTTTGACTGGCGCTCTAAAAGGCTCAGCGAGCTACTGACCTTTGCTTCGTCATTCTCGGTCAACTTGCCCGTCTTTAAGCTCGTTAAATTAACTCTGGATAGCGACGAAACAAGCTTGTCCATAATCTGATTTTTTGGCATTTCGAGTGAAAAAAACAGCACGGGCTTGTCTTCTTCCATAATCGCACTTTCGAAAATGTTGAGGCCAAACGTTGTTTTCCCGTGGGAGGGACGCGCGGCCACAACAACAAAATCCGATGGCTGCAAGCCAAGTGTCAAATCATCAATGCCAGAAAAGCCCGTTCGCGTCCCCGTAATCGCATTGCCTTTGGTTGCGCTGAAACGCGCGCGAGCGTCAGAAATCAACGTGTTTGCGTCCAGCACATTATCGCTTTTGTTTCGATTGCCTTGAATTGCAAGCACCTTCTTTTCTGCAAGATCTATCAAATCTTCTGGCTTTCTGCCTTGCGGATTGTAAGCCGCATCTGCAATTTCATTCGCCGCAGATATCATATGACGCAGCGTAGAGCGCTCTAAAACAATGTCAGCGTAGGCAATGATATTTGCTGAGCTCGGCGTGTTCTTAGCCAAGTCAACCAAATAGGCCAGCCCGCCGACCTCTTCTAGTTGCTCCCTTTGCTCAAGAAACTCAGACAGCGTAATCAGGTCAACTGGCATTCTTCTATCAAAAAGTGTGGCGATAGCATCGAATGTGATTCGATGGGGGCGGCTGTAGAAATCGGACTTTGACAAACGTTCGCTGACCAATTCCCATCGCTCGTTGTCCAAAAGCAGCCCGCCGATAACGCTTTGCTCGGCATCGATAGAGTGAGGGAGGTGTTTTACATCATCAAATTTTTTGCTCATTTTCTCATCCATCTTTCTACATCTGTGCGAATTTTTTGTATTTTGGGTTTGCGTGTGCATTGCTATTCCAAGAGTGGAAGCCATTCTCTCTACAAAAGCGATGCATTGCATGCTTCGGCAGGGATTTAAGCACATTGTGAAGACGTTGATACTCCTGTAGACTTGCTGTTGTCATGATCATTTCCTTACCAGTTTGGTTGTGATTAAGCCCCGTCCTAGTTTGCCGACTTGCGGGGCTTTGCTTTTTGAAGTTTATAGCTTTGTGCTTTTAAAGCCTTCATTCATGATTATTTTGACGTTTTCTTCGTTGATTAACCAGCGCGAGCCTTGGGCCTTCCAAGAGCCGTCAGACTGCAAGTAATCCACGTTTTCGAGTCGGCCAATAAACCCTCTATTTGTTTGATAAATTTTCTCGACTCGATCTTTGGTTCGAATGTTCGCATTTTCGTTGTAAACATATTCGCTCATGCTTTCCCTCTCGCTAGCCTTGCGTAGTTGCTCGGCGTCTGATTTCATTTGCTTTCATCACCTTAGCGCCAGTTATTACGACCCTAAGAAAACCCTGCTTTGACTCGGCTTTGTTCCAGTTGTCCAGGTTCTGCCGCGTTGTACATGCGTACTTAGCCAACTCATCAACTGTATCAAACCCTGCCATTTTACTAAGCTCAGACAGCTTAAACTCTGGTTCAAAGCTCATTGATTCCCCTTAATTATAATGGTCAAAATGCTTTACCATTGAGGCTATAATAGTAAAACTATTTGACCAAATCAATATAAAATGTCAAATAGTTTTACATGGAAGTGTTAGAGCTTCCGCTAAGGAACTGTGGGTTATTCACATTTTCTGTGGATGATTTTTGTACAAGTGCCAGAACAGGCAGGATGCGCCCTCCCTAGGGAGGGGCGAGAGGTGAGGTTTGGGAGTTGGCGAATTCGACGGAGCGCTTTATAAGCTCTGCCATCAAGTCAGATTCTGACGCGGAAGGTGGCGCATTCGTACACTGCTTTAGATCGAGTATGTATTGCTGCAAGTTGATAAAGCTACGCTTAGGCAGATATACACCGCCGTCGTCTGTATCATACCAATCAAGGCTGACGGCGGTCGGCGGGCAGTTCGTCGGGCGAGGTGGCGGTGATGCGCACGCTGCCAGAAGAATCGCCGAACTCATTAGCAAAATTCTGGTTCGGATTTTCATTAATTTGCTGCTCTTTTTGTTGATTTTCTGCTTGCTGTCGTTTTGCTTGATGCGTCCGGTACAAATCGTAAATAACGGGGCCGAGCCGAACAATCCCCGTTACAAGCAGTTTCAGCCAGCTCATTAGCGCATGCGCTTAATCGAGAGCGGGTTTTTATCCAGCTCGTTTTTAGCGTGTCCTCTGTTTGCTGCGATACTCTCCAAAATCACAATTAGCCAGTTTGGGGCTTTAGCCAACAGCTCTGGGCTAATCAGCTGCCGCAGTTGAGCCCACAAAAAGCCAATCGCAAACAAGATCACGATAACGAGCGCATAGTACTCCCCAGCAATCCACTGGATAGCCCCCATGATTAAGCCCGCTTCTTCTGCTGTGATTGGCTCAACAGCTAAAGCGACGCAAGAAAATAGCGCCACAAATAAAGCAATTAACATTTGTTTCATAAGGTTTTTTCTCCAAAAAAAGCGGCATCACTGCCGCCAATTAAATGTATATCACTAGTGATATACATTAGTTATCAAGCGCCGCAAAGCGCAGGTTTTCAACGATTCTTTGAGACCAGCCGCGCGAGAACTGCGCCCAGAGGGCTAAGTCATTCATAAAGTCGAGGCGTTCTGCGATAAACAACATCAATGTGTCGTTTAGCTGAGCTGCTTGCACTGCCGCTTCCGTTTTTGGCCCGTAGTAACCATCAGGGTTTGCATTGACGCAGCGCTGCAAAAATACAATCGCGCGCCAACATCCGTGATGCACCGACGCATCCAAGATTTGATACATCAGCGCTTTGTGGAACGCTTCGCCGCCGAGCCGTAGCCAGAAATCACGGTAGTAGATCTCTTTTACTTGCTCGCGCGTGAGTGACTTAATGTCTAAATCTGGATATGACGCCGCCGAAATACCGAACTTTGTGCCTTTGCGCACGCCTTGGCCCACTTTGCCGCCTGTCCAGTTGCCGTGGTCGTCATAATGATTTTGATACTTGCCCTCATGACCGAGAATGCGATCGATCGCGACAAGGTATTCTTGGGGATAGTTCATGCGTTGCTCCTACACTGGCCGCGTTGCATCCAGTGAGATTTCATATTGAGTTCGAGAGCCCGAGAGCCTTACGTTATCGATCGACCATTCGCCCCCTGCGCGGGGTGATTTAAAGCCCGACGCCATCAGCACTGCTTCTGCAAAAAAGCCTGGCTTACCGCGCAGCGTGACCGTCAACCCTTGGCCCTTGCGCGTTAGCTCAGAGAGCTTTGCTTCTGCGCGCTGAGTCGCTTCATCGGCGTTTTTGCATACATCTTTGATGCGATGAAACGGCTCGGCTCCGATTGTTACCGTGTCGCTCTCTCCGCTTTCTGGCGTTTGCCACTCCACTTTCACGCCGCTGTAACGCACGTTGCTCGGATGTGAAATCTTTAAACTGCCCTTTTTTACATCCGCAGGCGTGATCGTGATGGGCTGCTTAGGGTTGCCGGAAAGCGTTGACAAATTGCCCCGCTTACCGAAAACGAAAAGGCGGTCAACAGGCTTGGCGATTGCGTCGAATTTGGACGCCAAACGATTAATGAAAGCCCTGTCTGTTTCTTCGTTTTGATTGAGATGATCGGTTGGCAATGCATCTAACGCTTCATCGACTCGCACCTCATAGCCATGCGCCTGCATCACTGAGCGCACCACGTCGCCAACTGTGGCGGGCGGAAACGTGCGTTTGCGCGTCTCCCGCCAGCGTGTCTTGTCTGCAACGTCAAACTTGGCTGGCGTCAGCTGCATGACCAGTTTCTCTGGCTCCAAGTGCTCATCAATCGTAGAGACTTGGAAGTGGCCGCGATGCTCGCCATCAATCAAGATGCGCCATTCAGTGCCGCTGGACGGAATGTGCTTAAGCGCTTGCTCACTTTCAAAAGTCAAGCTCGCTCTATCTGCTGTAAGCCCTTCGCCGTCGCACAAGCTCCATGATGTTAAAAAGGGGATAAGCTCTTCGGCTTTATCCCCTTGTAAGTCAATGACTAATAGATCGTGTTTCACGTCCACACCTCGATGCGATCGTCAACCGTGTCAGAGCTCTCAAGCTGCGGCAGCTCATACTCTTTGCCAGGCACTAGAAATGGGTTCGATTGAGACGGATTGAGTCTGTAGAATTCCTCTTCGAGTGCATCCGAATCCATCGCATAGACGCGAAAAAGCAAGCCTCCAACTGTTTCGTTATGCCGTGCTTGTACCTTCATTTTGTCGATACTCCTTTAAATTCAGCGTGATTTTCACTACTTGCGAACGCCCCCGCTCAATGATGCGCGTGTAACTCGCTTTCACAGAGCGAATCGTCCAGCGTCCCCAGCTGTGCCCCTCTCCGTCGGTGATCATCACAATCTCGTGGGCCTTTGCCATCGATCGCAGCGCTTCGGCTTCGGCTTTGCCATCGCCACTTAAGGCAACGACACTGAGCGACCAGCTATCGAGCGGGTTTGAGCTTGGGGTTTGTATCGGGCTCTCTATCGCGTCGAAATCAGACCAGCCCGCAACAGAATCAAGCGTGTGCTCTTCCAGCGGGTTATTGTTCACAACGGATAAAACATGGTCATTTAAAGCTAAGTGCTGCATATCAGCTCACTAAAGAATGATTGAGATCTTGCGTAAACGTATCACCTCGCAAGCCGTGTTTATCCAGCATTTCCTCAAATAGCTTTTCAATCTTCGCCATCGTCAGCTCTGCTGTTTCTTGCGGCTTGTCGGCCCCTTGCACAATGATTTGTGGCGCAAACGAAATAGGCGGTTTTTGTGCGGCTTCCGCTTTCATCAGTTGCGCTGTTTTGATATCGCTTGAGCGATCCTCAAGCTTTTCGGTTGAAAACCAGCTTTGCGATGTGGGCTCAATCGGGGCTTTTTCTTTCGCCGCCTCAGCAAGCATGGTTTCGTTTGTCTGCTTGTCGTTTACTTCCGACTTGTCATCAGACGTAAACCAGTTGTAAA